GGCGGGCCGCCCGCCGCTCCGACCATTGCGTCAGCCAATTGATCAGCCAGCGCAGCCCATACAGCCCCCCGCCCAGCCCGGTCGCCCCCGCCGCCACCTGCACCGCGTCCTCAAACAGTTTTCCTTCAGGCATCCGTCCCCCTATCCGTGCCAGCGTCCATGGAGGCAGTGCGCAACTTCATGGCCGATCCATTCCGGCCGATAGTCGCTGGCCGGGTCCACGATATGGATCGTGCAATGCGCCCGATCCGGTGAAATCACCCCGAAGGCCATCAGGCCGCGGCCGCCCTCGATCCTCACCCCCGCCGCAGCAGCAGCCCCGCGCAGCGCGCCGATGCTGTCATGCTCCACGACGGACAGCGCGACGCTGGCCTGCGCATATTCCGACTGTTCGAAACGATAACCGTCCGCCGCTTCCCGCGAACAGCCGCAGATCGCCAGCAGGGCGAGGATCACACCCCGCTTCATGCCGGCCACCCTGCATCGATATCCACCGCCTCGATCGCGGCCAGCGTATCCGCCGCCTCCGTCATCGCGCGCAACGCGGAGGCATGGGCAACAAGGTCGCTGATCGGCGCCGCGCCGAAGGCCGCCAGCGCGTCCCGCTTCACCCTGATTGCGATCCATGCTTTCGCTCGCGCGGCCGGAAGATCATCGACGATCGTCAGGCTGTCCCAATCCACCATCTTGCCAGCCCATGTGAAGGCGCCAGCAACGGACAGAGTCGTGCAACCGGCAATGTCACAGGCCGGCAGCATTTCCGGCGTCACGATCTGGGCTTCCCGCTTTGCCGGGTCCATGATGACGATCATCCGCTTACCCCTTCCATGAGAGCGCGAAGGTGCCACCGAACGATATGAAATCATTCGTATTGGTCTTGCGCATGATGATCCGCACGGACACCGTCTGCCGAGCACCGAGGCCAATCGACGAGCCAGAGACGGAGAAAGATCCGGCAAAGTCGCCGCCCGCGCCGCCAATATCCGGCGTCACGGCGAAGGCGCTGCCGATCGTCGTCCACGATCCGCCGCCATTCAGGCTATATTGGAAATAAGCTTCGACAGAGATCGTGCCGCCCGAACCCAGCTTAAAGAAGCTGCCATTGGCGTCGGCTTCCAGCGTTCCGTTCGGCCCCATCAACAGGTCGATACGGCTCACTTCCGCCAGCGTCGTCGTGGTCGGCGCGCCCACGCCATTGTCCGCGAACACATAAGGCGCGCCATCCGGCACCTTGGTATAAGGCACGCGCACCTTCGTGCTCGATCCGCCCTGGCTCGCGGTCACTTCCACCCAGCCTTCGTTCGCAGACATGCCGCTGGCCGACACCGCGCCGCCGCCGGTGATGGACACACCGGTCATACCGCTCGACGACAGGCCATAGGTGGCGCTGCCGGTCACATCGGTCGCGCCGCGCAGCACCGTCACCTGAAAACCGGGAATCGCGCCCTTGGGGGTGTAGTTCGCGGATGACGGGACGGCGATCGGATTGGGAACGGCAGTGATCGTCAGCGCGTCCAGGCCGTCCGTGCCATCGGTGCCGTTCGTCCCATCGCTGCCAGCGCTCCCGACAGGTGAAAACTTGATGCCGGAAATGCGCGCGCCAGATGCCCATATCGAGCTATCGAAATAGTAGCGCTGGCTGCCGGGCGCCGAAACCTGCCGCCGAATTTCTCCGCTGCGGTAATAGGTCACTGTCCGGTTGTCATATACGACCTGAAGGACATGACCCGGATTATAGTCGCCAAGAGCAATCAGGCTGCCACTTTCTGCAGCAAATAGCCCGCCGCCACCTTGAAGATACAGACCATAATCGATCGTGGCCCAATCAGCATCTGTCGTCGGATCGGTGTTGAGACCAAAAATGTAATCATCACCGCCATTCGCCGTGACGGCAGCCATCGCCCCGCCAATATAGCCTTCCGACGAATAGGCGGAACCATCCCAGAAGCCGCTAGCGCCCGTCTTCAGGATATAGTCCTGACCCACGACGACATTGGCGTGCGGCACCAGGCCGAACAGCGCAGGCCCACGATAGGGCGACCATGTGTAATCTGCCGGGTTCGTGCTTTCGATCGCCGACGTCTTGTTGACCGCCAGTCCCTGATAGCCACGTCCACCGGGCGCGCCGGTGGCAAAGTTTACCGTGCCGTCCGCGCTGTCGGCATAGGCGACCCAGCTATAAAGCGTCAGGCCGTCTGCCCCGGGTGCGCCAGGTGCACCATCCTGTCCATCGGACGGCCCCGGCGCGAAGCTGGGAAAGCCGGATTGGATCTCCGTCGCCGAAGACACCATCGGCTCTGCGATGATCGCAGTCATGTGCCCGGCCGCGTTGGCCCTGACATAGAGCACCAGATGCATCGCGACCGCCGTAGACGGCGTTTCAACAAAGACCTGAAGCTTCGTATTAAACGGCTGCGCGCCCGATACCCCCGCGACATAGACAGCAGAGACACTCCCTGCAGCATCGACATAATGGGCATGCACATGCTGAATATCGATCGGACCTTGCCCCTCGATCCCCAACTGCACGGCCAGACGCTCGCCACCCTTGACCGGTATCGTGTAATCCGAGTGCGTCCGCAGTTCGAACTGAGCGCCTGCCGCGCCGGCATCATATTCGGCCTTTACATAGCGCACGCCCTGGTGAAGCCCGGCGAAGAAGCTTGTCAGCGTGAGCGGGCCGGTATTGATGCCGGTGGTCCACCCCTGCACGCCCCGCTCGAACATCGCATTGCGCACGCGGTTGCTACCGCTGATGCTGTCACTCCCTGCGCGAACGAAAAGGCTCCACCAGTCATTGCTTTCTACCGGCAGCGAAGGCGGCGCATTACCCGTGCTCGCCAGTGCCGCGACATAGACCCATGAAGAGCCCTCATACTGGACGATATCGCCCGCGCCATAGTTCGTCGCCGGGTCATATGGCCCCCGCGGCACCAGAACGACCGGGGCGCTCGGCAGCGGCGCGGCCTTACTCAGGCCTTCCACCGTCAGCGACAGCTTGCTGACGGTCTCTCCCACCTCAATGGAGAAGTCCTTGAAGAACCCATAGATGGTCAGGCTGTCGGTCCCGGCCTCACCGATCCACAAGGACGGGCGCGTGCGAACCGCCGTGATGCGGCTCACCGCATCGTCCAGAGCAGCGGTGCGGATCAGCGAGCGCGTCGACATCCGCTTCGCCCATGCGCGCTCGACGACCGTCACTTCGCCAAAATCGTCCGTTTCCTTGCGGCTATAATCGGTGATCCCGGCCGTAGGCGATGCCTCGGTTACGCCCAGCGCCACCAGCGGCCCGGCAAGCAAGGTGCCGACAGACACCGTACCCGCTCCGGTGACCGTCACGAGGATAGCGCTGGTGCCGGCGGGCAGGTCCAGAAAGGTGACTGCGCCCTCCCCGACCGCAATGGTGCGATCATATCCGGCCGCCTCCACCCGCACCGTCGCCGCCACCACGTCCAACAGCGCCACGGCTGACACCGCATCGACATCGAGCGAGACGATGATGGAACCTGCAGCAGACGTTACCGTACCCAGCGCCTGATCGAACATCGCCCAACGGTTGGTCGGGCCGACATCCAGCCACTTGCCCGAACTCCCCGCCGGATCAGCCCCGACATTGCCTGCTGCCGTGCTCTCATAGATCCGGTGCGTCGCCGCCTTGATGACCCGAGCGCCCATCGGATAGACTGTCCCCGCCGACCATTCCGCATGATCAGCCTCGGCAACACTGCTGGACGTCAGCACCGCGTCCGTGATCGTCTCAGGCTGCAGCAGCCAAAGCGTGGACAACTGCCCCTCTGGCGCCGGATCGGCGCCCGTGTCGTCCAGATCCTCGCTATCGAGCAGCCCTTCGATCGTCAGCGTGCAATAGCTGAGGCCGCCGGCCGCAAGGTCCAGCGAGAAGTCCTTGTAGAAGCCGCGCACGGACAGGCTCGCAAAGCGATCGTCGGCCACCCAGGTTGCCGGCGTGGCACGAAGGCCGGCCAGCAACTGCTGCAGCGCATCGACATCATCGGACGGCACCCCCAGACGGGCGGACAACTGACGGGAGAAGCCGCGCGGCACAACCGTCGTCACCCCGAAATCATCCGTCACACGCCGGCTATAGTCGGTGATGCCGATCGTCAGGCCCGTTTCGGTCTGGCCGATATCCACGGTCCCGGTGTCGGTCTCCACCCTCACGCGGCACTCTCCACGCTGATGGCCGTGCCGCCGCTTGCCGCCGTCACGTCGTCCATCCTGCGCGCGATCCGACCGGTATTGCCGGCGTTCGCGGCGTGGCCCGCATTATTGTCGCTGCGTAGCTGCACGACTTCGTTCCGCAACGCCCTTACCTCGCTGATCAGGTCATCATTCGCGGCGGCCGTGCTGGTCGACGCCTGCGCGGCGGTGGCCGCCGTGGTCAATATGCTGGCGCTGCCTGTGCTGCTGGGCGTGCCAGAGGCAAGCGCGGTGATGACAGAATAGGTCGCATCAAGGCTGGCGGCGGTCTGCGCCTGTATCCGGTCCAGTTCCTGCCGGCTCGTCGCGGTATCGGCTGCGGCCTTCAGCAAGGCCTGCGATAGGCCAGGCAGGCTCCTTGCCGCATCCTGATCGCCGGCGCGCGCCGCGCTCGTCGCCGCATTGAATTGCCCCATCAGCGACGCGAAACCGCCATCGGCGTTTGCGCCGGCCAATCCCCGGATGCGGTCAATTTCATCCCTGATGCTATCGCCCACGCTCGTCCATGCTGCGGCCAGGTCAGCGGCAGCCTGCGCCGCGGCCTTCGCATCCTCGATCGCGTAAATCTGCTGCTGCAGCGCGCGGTTGCTGGCATCCAGCTTGGCAAGGTCCAGTTCGCGGAGGGCGGCGGTGTTGCCCTGTAGCTCCAGGATCTTCCGTTCAAGATCCTGCCGTTCGCTCAGGATATCGGCCGCGCTTTTTGCGCCCGTCAGTGCCGATTGCAGATCGGCGAAGGCGGGCGCCAGCTTCAGCAGCGTGGCATAGGTCTCCATCCCGGCCTGCGTGGTCAGGTCCTGCGCCTCCACCAGCTGGCGGAAGGCGGCAAGCGTCGAAGGCATCGACAGGCCCAGGCTGTCGAAAACCCTGCTGAACTGCACCAGCTTCGCCGCCGACTGCTCCTCTTTCGAATAATAGCTCTGGAAATAGGCATCCACCGCATCGGTCATCGCCGAAACGCTGTCGAACTGATCAGCCAGATCCAGCTTGGTCGCCACGCCCAGCGCCTGCGCGCTCTGCCCCAGCAGGTCGAGCGCACTGGTGACGGCCTCTACCGTGGACGCCACCCGCACCAGGGTTTCGAACGCGCCCTCCCCGACCTGCTGGAATTGCGCGATGCCAGGGAACGCCGCATTCGCCATACTGTCGGCCGCTGCGCCGAAGATTGCGGTCAGCTTCTCCTCGATCTCGGTGCCGGTCAGGCCCTGCAGGTCGATCTTGCCGATATTGAGGACAAAGCTGTTCAGCCTGTTCTGGATATCCGTCGTCGCATTGCCCAGCGGTCCGGCGGCCGCGACGATCGCGTCATTGAACTGCCGCAGGATCAGCGTGAACTGATTTTCCAGCGTCGGGTCGGCGGCCGAATAATTCGTGCTGTATTTGGTCGACGTCGTGATGCCGAAGAATTTCTTCTTCTTCTGGATATCCGAATAATAGGACGCATCGAACCCGCCATTGAGGATGCTGCCCAGCGACTGCGCATCGCCAAAGAGGCCGCTGCCGATCACGCTGGTCTTGGTGCCGAACAGCGACTTGACGACGCTGCTGATGCCCCCGACGATACCGCCGATGATCGGAATTTTCGATACCAGCCCGGTCGGATCAATCAGGCGGGACAGGATCTTGCCCGTCGTGTCGGTCTTGAAACCTTCCGTGACCCCGGCCGAGGCATTGATGTTGCCTGCGCGGATCAGGACGGACGCCAGTCCGCCGATCTGGCTGTCGATCGATTTGAGCGATGCGGACATGTCGCGCGCATAGCTGTTCGTGACGGTATCGACCTCCTTCAGCGCATCGATGGCGCGCTTGATGCTCTCGCTCTTGGCTTCGCTATCGCCCAGCACCGTGCCGGTTCCGGTATTGGCGGGTGTCAGGCTATTCTTGCCGCCGCCGCTGAAGGCGCCGCCGACCGCAACGCCGATCGAGGCCAGTGCGGCGACCGTGGCTGCGCCGGCCGCAAGGTTGAGTGGGAACGGCAGAGATTTGATAGCATTCACCACGGCTTCGACGGCGCCCGCCGCCGTGCGCGCTGCACTGTTGGCGATCTTCGCGCCGGTTTCGATGATGTCCTGCGCCATCGCGCGGACTGACAAGGCGAACTCGACGGCGCGGAACGCCTTTTCGGCCGCCTGTGCCGCCTGATAGCCCTTGCTCTTCTCCCCGAAGAACCCCTTGGCCGCTGCCGCCATGTCACCGAATGCGCCGACCTGCGACGTGGCCGATGCCAACGCGAACCGCGCATTTTCGCGATCTATGCTGGCCTGATTTCCGGTCGCCGCCTTCAATCTTGCGGCGTGCTGGGTTTCCAGGCGCGTCCTGTTCGCTTCATAGCTGGAATAGATCGCGGCCATGTCGCCTATCGCGCGGCCCACCTGGCCGAAGGCATCGGCCATCCCCTGCGCCGCATCCTGCACATTGCCGGCGATCAGATCCCAACGATCGGCAGTGAAGTTCAGGGCATCGTTATAGGCGTTCTGCTTCTCGATCAGCACCTGTTGGCGATCGGCGATGGCCACCTGCTGTTCGATATAATCGGCCTGCATCTGCGGATCCCGATATTTGGCCTCCGCCTCCTGGGTTGCCTTCAGCACCGCCAGCGTGTGCACGCGCACCGCATCGGTGGCGCCGACAACGCGCAGTTCCTCCCACAATTCGGCAAGCCGGTTCGATCCGGCGGCCATGTCGGCATTGAACTGCGCCTTTTCCGCTTCGGCATTCGCTGCTGTCCGCGCTGCACGCTGACGCTCCAGCGCCGCCGTGACCGCATCGATCGCCTGCCTGTCGCCGATCTGCTGCGCCGCCTGCATGGCTGTCAGCAGCGGCAGGTCGGCCAGCTGATCCTTCACCAGATCCGCCGCACGCGCTGCCGGAGCAAGCCCGTCCGCCACCATCGCATTGACCAAGGCCTGCGCCGCCGCTTGATCGCGCAGCCCTGCGCTCCCTTTCGAAGCGTCTGATACCCGCTGGGCAATGGCCAGGCGCACCTGCCGCGCCACAGCCGCCTCGATATCGGCGCGCTGCTTGATGGCCTGACTCTCCGCCTTCACCCGCGCTTCCGCGATCAGCGCCGCCGCGCCCGAAACGTCATAGGCGGCTGCCAGAGCATAGAGATTCCTGATCTGCGCCTCTACCGCCGCGGCGTCGCGCGCGAGCTGGTCGGCATGGCCATCTTTCTTCGGGTTGCGGTCTGCCTTGATCTCGGCCGCCTGCTTGCGCAGATCGGCCAGCTTGTTCGATCCGATCTGCTTGGTGACATCCTGGCCGAATTTGATCATCGATTTATTGGCGTCGTCGAAGGCATCCTTATAGCTGTTACCCACGTCGGTCATGATCTCGCCCATACCCTTGCCGGCAAAGACACCCTTCACGATCACGCCGATCGCCTTGAAGGTGCCGACAAATTCGGAATAGAGCGCGGCAAGGGCGACCCGACCCGCCTTCGTCATCCAGTCCAGCGCATCGCTGAACCACTTGCTCATGTCGCCCAGGTTGATGCCAACCCGCTGTGCCATCACCTGGAACGTCGCCTTCACGACGTCGCCGGTGCTGACCGACACATCCTTCAGCCGCTTGATTTCATCATGGGTCAGTCCGAGGCCGGCGACCATCGCCTTGGTATCGACCCCCTTTGAAACAGCCCGGTCGAACAGCGCCAATCCACCGACGGCGACCGCAGCGGCGGCGATGACCGGCGCATAGGCGAGCGCCAGCCCGCCAAGCTGCAAGGCAAACCCCTTCACCCCGCCTTCGGCCATCTGCGCGATCTGGAATATCTGGCCCGCCTGCGTGGCGAAGATCTGCATCGGCTTCGCGCCAGACATGGCCATCGTCGCCACATCGTTCAACTGGAACGTAAATTGCGTCAGCGTATGACCATGCCGTGCCACGGATGCCGCGCCCTTGTCATGCGCGCCGGTCATCTCGTTCAACCTACCGGTCAACACCTGCTGTTGCCGGGCGTATTCCTCAGGCGCCGTGGCGCCGGCATGATAGAGGCGCGTGGATTCCGCGATCTCTGCATTCAGCCGCTGGGTTGCGGCATAGAGCGGGTCCGTCGCCATCCGCAACCGCTCGGCCGCAGCAGCATCGGCCTCCTGCGCCGCGTGGGAATCCCTTACCATCGCCGCAAGACGCGCATGCTCGGTGGCAAGCTGCGCCGCGGCGGCAGCGTCAGCGCGCAACTGCTGCGCCGCCTGATCGCGGGCCGCTGCCTTTTCGGCTGCCTCCATCTCGCGCAGCGCCGCAGCGCCCTGCCGCACACGTGCCTCGAACATTTGATACGCCCACGCCGCCTCACGGACCGCCTTGGCTTCACGCTCTGCGGCGGCGACAGACTGCTGCGCGGCCATGATCTTCTCTTCGGCCAGGGCCTCGGCTTCCGCCCTGGCTTTGCGCATCGCGGCGAACTCCTGATCGTACAGATCGGCCTCCTGCGCGCGCAGCCGACCCGCCAGCTCGGTCAGGCCCTGCTGCTCAGCTGCCAGCGCTGCCGTTTCCACCTTCATGGCGCGCAGTTCCTCGCGGGTCTTGCCAAAGGTGGTGGCCTGGCGCTCCAGTTGCCGCGCCAGCGCTTCACCCGTCTTTTCCGCGCGCGCCGTCTCGCGTGCTACCGATTGCAGTTCACGGGTCGCGGCAGCACCGAACGTCGTCATGCTGGCGGTTGCCGGTCCAAGCTGCAGCATGCCGCCCGTTGCCTTCTCGATCTGGGCAACCTGCCGAACGATATCGACCGTCCTCTGATCGAACATCTGCGAGAAGCGCAGCAACTCTTCGAATGCGCCGCCGGTGTCGATGGCGAAGCCGACTTCCAGCGTCGGAGAACCCTCACCCATGATTTTCCTCCAACTGAAAATATTAGCCCGAACAGTTCCATTGCCCCCGCGCCCATTGGCAGGGCGGCCATGTCATCAGCCGAAAATCAGGCTAGACTCTGAAACTCTGCAGAAATAACGCCGTAAATCTGGTGGCCGGCAAAGGTCGATAGCCAGAAATGGGGGCAAAAATGGAAATGACAGCGACGAAATACTGCTCAGGATGCGGCCTTCAGATACATGAAAGCGCAAGAGCCTGCCCCAAGTGCGGGGCACCTCAGCGCGGCACATTGAGCGAGAAAAGTAGGATTGGCGCCGTGCTTTTTGCACTATTTTTGGGCGGCTTTGGGATCCATAAATTCTATCTAGGCCGCATTGGCGCGGGGGTGTTGTATCTGCTTTTCTTTTGGACGTTTATTCCCTCCATCATCGCCCTCATTGAGGGGATCGTCTATCTCTGCATGTCCGATGATCGTTTCCATGAAAAATATGGATAGCTGATTGTATTCACCCCAACACCATCCGAAGCCGCGCCTCCTCGATCTCCAGCTCCTGCGGCGTAACCGGCGCGTGCCAGGGCGGCGGACTGTTCTCGCTTTCGGCGCGACGGCCTTCGGCAAGATATTCGGTCGACAGGCGGCGGATCAGCCGTGCTTCCCAGGGAGGGAGCACGACCCCCGTCGCCTGCTGCCATGCCGTAATCTCGCGCCAGCTGAGCGGCACGGCGCCCATGCCGGCGGCCTCTGACAGGCCGATCTCGATCAGCCGGTTGATGATGTGCGGCGCGGGATTGGGGGGCATCTGCGGGATGAGGCCCCGTTTCTGCATCTGGTCGATACGGCTGATGCCGGGCGCCTGATCGGCCAGCTTTGCCCGCTTCGATCCTTCGGGCGGCTTGGGCGTGGCATGCAGCCACGCCATCTGCCGCACATAGAGGGTCAGATCCCGGCCGAGCCGGGCTTGAAGTTTCCCCAGTCAGCAACGAACTTCGCGACCTGCTTGGCAATGAAGCCCAGCTTGGGATCGCGATAGACCGCCTCGAACAGCGGCGCGCCCTGCGCATCGCCTGCAGGCGGATATTCCAGATTGTCGAAACGTACCGTGATGGCGGCCAGATCTTCGGCGGTTTCATTCACGCGCTCCTGATAGGGGGCGACGCTGATCTTGCCGTCATTGTCCTGCATCCGCTTGACCGCGCGGGAGGATTGCCGAGCTTCGACGATGCCGAAGGCCTTGCTGCCGGGGCCGAAGATCACGATCTGCACCGGCCTTTCGCCGTCGTACAGCAATTCGCCATTGGCATTCTTGACGTGGATGGTCGCCGTCTCTTCGACGGCCTGCGTGGTAATGTCCATGATTGTCCTTTCGCGGAAGGTGCGCCGACCCGCCCCGACAGCCGCGAATGCGCGGGACGGGCCGATGCGAAGTGACCGGGCGAAGCCGCCCGGAATGGCGTGGATGTGGATCAGGCCGGTGCGGCGACCTTGACGACCTTGGTCGAGATCTCGATCGTCGGCGCGGCCATCAGGATCGTGTCGGCGCCGTCGGTGGTTTCCGGGTAGCCGAACACGCGTCCCTGGAAATAGCGGATGGCGCCATCCGCATAGGTGACCTTGAAGGAATAAAGCTTCGAGGTGGCGTCGTCGCCGGCCGTGCGCATCAGCGTCTGACCGGCATCGGCATCGTTATGCGCCATGGACGGCTGAAGCGACCCATAGTCAACCGAGCCCTTGTGCTTTTCGACCGGGCCTTTCAGCGGCTTGAATTCCACCTTGGCAAAGGTGGCGCCGAGCGCGCCGATCTTTTCGACGCCGCCCACTTCGGTAAAGGTCAGTGCGGCAAAACCTGCAGCGTCGTTGGTGGCGGGCAAGGCAGCGGAAATGGCGAGCGTGGAACCCGCCGCAGTCGTGGATGTCATGATCGTGATCCTCTAAAAGGCGAGCCGGCAATCCGGCGGGATTCTGCCCGACACCGGGCGGAATAATCAGGCTTCAGCCTTGCTCTTGCTGTCAGCCACTTCGGCCTTGGCGTCGGCCGCGGTCGCGGCGCGCACCAGACCGGCAGCTTCGTAATTGGCATAGTCGCCGTCATCGATGGAATGGACCTTGCCGCCCTCGAACGTCCGTTCGGTGCCCGCATCGGTGAAGGCCTTGAGGGCAAAAGCGTTTTTCGTAGCCATGGTTCGTCTCCTGTTGCTGGCCAGTTCAGGCGTCGTGACTGACGCGGAAATCCTGTGTCTGTTCGAAACTGCTCGCGGGGCCGCGCAGATCAGGGCCGGTCCCGGCCGTCAGGATCGAGACACGCTCGCCCCCGCCAATATTGCCTGTCCGGCCGGCGCAGATGCTCTTAACCAGCGCGATGATCGCCCGCTGCTCGCGATAGCTGTCGGCACACACCGTTGCCGCCACCCGGTCGATGGTCCGCACCTTCGCGCCGCGCTTCAACGGCTGCCGCTCGACCGAACTGACCAGCACCAGCAGCAACGCCGGCAGTGCGACGCCATCGGGCAGCCCCCCGGCCTTGATCCTGTCCGTCGGCACGATCGCCGTCAGCGCGGCGTCGGCGCGCAGCAATGCCCCCACGATGTCGACGCCGGTCATGTCTCGTCGCCTTCATCAGAGCCGATGATCCCAGCCCGCGTGACACGCGCGGCGATGTAACGCCCTGCAGCGGCAAAGGCCTCCTGCTCTTTCATGTCGAGGGACACCCGCAGGAACGGATGCGGACGGGCGCCGGGATGATGCACGGTTTTTCCGACAAACTTCCCGCCAATTATCAGCGACCCGGGCTCGACCGAGCTATTGATCTTTCTGACGCTCATGCCGCCGCGCTGGCTGTCGTCGACGCTGATGAAGTGCGGGTCGGTGCCATATTCCAGCCAGGGCGCAATGTAGGCGCCTTTCCCCTTGACCTGCACCTTGCCGACAACCTGGCCGTCCTTGACGCTGGTGCTGACCTTTATCGACGCCGTCACCTCGTCCGAGATCGACCTCTCCCGCGCTTCATCGGCGATGACATTGGCGCCAGCCCGCGCTGCGCCGCGCAGAAGGCGCTTCTCAACATCGGTGGGAATGCGTGCGATGAAATCCCGCACCGCATCCCGCCCGCTTACCCTAGGCATCAGGCCGGGTTCCCGGCCGGGTCATAATCCTCGACCATGAATTCTAGACCCTGACGGAAGCCAAGCTCGGCCGGGCCGGCGATGATCTGCATGACGCGGTCACCCATCACGAAACGCATGTTCGGGGTCACATCCGTCCGATAGCGCATGCGCACGCGCGCAGGCCGGGCGGCGACGTTGATGCCGTCAGCAAGGCGCTCGCCCCGGCTGGGCAACGCATCCTGCACGCTGGCCCATGCCTCGCCTACCAAAACCCAGTCTCCCGAGCCGGCACCATCCAGACTGTCATCGGCCACAGGGCGCTCGATCCTGATGCGCCGGTTTAGTTGCCCGATCCGCATCAGGTGAACGACCAGATGCGGTAGGGTTCCAACAGATCGTCAAAGGCCAGTTGAAGCGCATTGCTGACGGCGCCAACCACCACACTTTCGCGGTTTTCGAACCAATGGCCGACAAGTAGCTGCATCGCCAGCTTCAGATCCTGCGGCACAGCCGCCGCGTCTGCGTATCCGGCGGAAAAATCGACCGCTATTGCGCCGATCACATCGCGGGCCGATGGCCAGGACTTTCCCCATTCCGTGGTGATGGGCGCGGGCTCTCGGGAAAGGTCATAGCGATAATCCGCCGGAGCCATCGTCCGTTCGACGCCGCCGGTGTCCAGATAGGTGATCGCTGAAATGGCGATGACAGGCCCGAGCGGCAGCAGGATCGCACGGCGAGCATCGCCGCAGGGGAAACGGTCTATCGTCATCTGCCAGGCGCTGGCGAGCAGGGCGCGGTTCGTCCGCCGTTCCACCATCCGCCGCGCGGCGGCGACAAGGGCAGCAATCAGCGCGTCCTGGGCAGTATCGTCAACACGCAGCCAAGCGCGTGCTTCCTCGATCGTGATCGGCTCAGAGGCGGGCGCCTCTGTCTGGACAAGCCCCCAGTTCATGTGCGCATTCCCCAAATAGACGCCCGTCGCCGGCAAGGGGCTGACGACGGGCGCAGTTGGTCCCTGGGAGAGGGGATCAGTTCGCCGTGATGCTCTTGGCGTAGGCGACGGCGGCCGGGCTATCATCGGCCCACCCATCGGCAACTGCGCCCCTCACGGCTTCGACGGGCACAGCAGCAACGTCGTTGACCTTGTATTCGCCATGGTCGGCGATCACGCGGACCTCTTTCGTCGCGACATGGACGGCAGCCGTGACGGTTTCGGCGTTTTCATCACCGGCTTGTTCGGTGGCGCCAGCCTTCAGCTTCGTAGTCATGGAATATTCTCCAATGTGGGTTCTGGATCAGGAACGGGCAGGCATCAGCCCACCCCTCCCGTCTTAGGTCGCGCTGTTCTGGTAGAATTTCAGCGGGTTGGTGCCGGCATCGAGCAGGCGGCCATCGGCGCGCATGAACAGCTGGAACGCCACCTGACCATTGTCCGCGTAGCGCTCGACAAGGCGAAGCATGGTCACATCGCGGACAATGCGCAGCTTGTATTTCTTGAACGCGCCGAACAGGATCGACCGGGCATTCGCGGCCATCTGAGGCATGTCCTGATTGACGCGATAGGCGTAGCCCATCAGCGTGTCGGGCTGCTGAATGCCAATGCCGCTTTCATAGCCGGGCAGCCAGATCGGGCGGCCATTGGTGTCCGTCACCTTGCGGAGCACCTTTACCGACTGATCGTGCATCATGAAGGACGACTGCGGGCGGTAGGACGGATCGATGGAATGCACCAGATCGACAAGGTCAGGATAGACCACGGTGACAGTCTGCCCAGTGATGCCGACCTTGCCTGCGACAGCATCCGTCAAAGCGCCGCGCGGCTGCCCGGTGCCCGTTCCGATCGTGGCATGCTCATTGACGCCCCAGGCGATCGAACGGGCCAGCGCGTCGATAATGAAGCCTTCCCCGAAGGAACTGTCCTGAAGGAACTCCCAAGACACGGGCAGCATGGGCGACCGATAGGTAAACGAACCAAGGTTCGCCACGCCGAATGGCGTCGATCCATCGACTACGGACGCCTGATTTTCGCCGATGATGGTCGCCTTGACGTTCGTATAGTTGAACGACGGCATGGGCAGCTGGGCGCCGCTGTCGGTGCGGATCACGTCGGCCGCTTCCATCATGCCGCCATAGGCCCGCATCGCGACTTCCAGTTGGTTCAGGAAGTCCTGCGGAACGGTGTAGCCGCCGACATTGCCGGTGCCGGCCGCGAAAGCGCGCTGCTCGCGCTCGGTCAGGCCGCGAAATTCCTGAACATTGGCGCGGCGCCCGATCAGAAGGCCGCGCTGTTCTTCGTCCAGGAAATCCATGCCGCCGCGCAGGAAGGAGTTGAACGCGGTGCGGTATTCGCCGTCCACATTGTCGCCGCCGGTACCCGCGCCATGGCCACCGGGCTCACGGCCACCGGCGCGCAGTTCGCCCGGTTCCGGCGTGCCGATGCGGGTCAGGGTTTCGAGGCGACGGATATCGGCGTCGATCTTGTCGATATCGGCTTCCATCTTGTCCCAGTTGGACTGTTCATCGGCGGTGAAGCCGCGATCCTCCTTCTCCGAAAGCTGATGAAGTTCGTTCATCGCCTTCGCGACCTTCTGGCGCTGTTCGCGCAGTTCGGCCAGTTTACGCATGTCGCTGTCTCCTTTCCGGCCAAAGTGCGCCCGTTCGCGGTGGCCGGGGCAGCCGCGAGGGGATTTCGAATGTTCGAAAAATGAAGGGGTCAGGCGCCTATCAGCTTCAGCCGGCGGGCGCGGTGCTGCGCGGCGATGGAGCGGCGATCGGCGGCATGAAGACGCTGGGTCGCTTCGCGCCGCTCTTTCTGACCCGCGACCAGGGCGGAACGCATGCCGACCGTGGCGTCAGGATAGGCAGGGTATGTGACCGGCGACACGTCATAGAGGCGTTCCAACTTCAGGATCGTGCGCAGCCATGTGCCGTCCGGCATTTCCTCCCAATGGTCGCCATTCTCGCGAGCGACGCGGAACGCGAAGCTGGACTGGGACAGGTCGCCGCGCGCGACCATCGTCGCGACATTTTCGGCATAGTCGGTATCAGGCAGATCAACTTCGTAGATCAGGCCTGTGTCGTCCTGCTCGATCCGGCATGTGCCCGACAGGGTACGCCCCAGCAGCATGTTCGGATCATGGTTGAACAGCGCGCGGCAATCATCGCCCAACACGGCGTCAAACGCTCTGGGTGCGATCGTTTCGGCGAAGCCGAACATCATTTCCGAACGGACGTTGAACTTCGCGGCATAGCCGCGCAACACCGCGACCGTCTGCGCGTCGGCCGGCGCGGCCTCGCCTTCGGCCAGCGCCGATCCATCGGCGGCGCGGATCATGCGGCGCAGCTCCATGCGCCCGACTTCGAACGGATTGGCACAATCGAAGATCATGCGGGTTGCTCCTGTGCTGGGGTGCCGATCGGCACGAAATTCATGGGCCTGATACGTTCGTCGCCACCGGCGCCTTCGACCGGGTTTCGGTCCAGCAATTCCAGTCCATCGTTGACCGAATAAAGCCCAGCCTCCCGACCGATTTTAATGGCTTCCATCTGTGTCTTGATGTCACCGCGCAGAAGCGCTTTCAGGTTATGCTTCGCCTCATAGCCCTGATCGCGCTGGCGTTCCGTCAGCAGCTTGGCATTGGCTTCCTGTTCGATCTGCACGAAATGCGGCATCATGCAGTCGTTCACGCTCTCGATGCTCTGATGCTCGATATTGGAGAAGGTGGCCTTGTCCAGATCGCCGATCTTGTGCGGCGGCACGCCATAGATGCGGGCGATTTCAGACACGCTGAATTTGCGCGTCTCGACATATTGCGCATCTTCCATCGGCATCGTGAACGGGTTGAACTTCATCCCTTCTTCAAGGATCGCGACCTTGCCCGCATTCGCCTTTCCGGCATAAGTCGCCGTCCAGCTTGACCGCAGCCGTTCGGCCGCCTCGCTGGAAACTTTAGCGGGATGCTCCAATGCGCCGGCAAGCCGGGTGCCGTTGCGATAGAACTGCTCGCCATAGGCGAGGGCTTCCATCGCCATGCCGACCGTCATGCGATGCTGCCGGATCGGGGACAGGCCCCGAACGCCGTCGAAGCCCGGCGCCATCAGGTGGAACACATCGTCATTGGCAAGGGTGATCCCCCGGACACGAAAGGTCTTCACCCCGTTTTCAAGACGAGGGTCAACCTCCCATGCCGGGATCGGATAGAGGCCAAGTGGTTCGCCGGTACGAACGTCACGCTGAATTTCCGCATAGGCGTTGCCCCATAGGAGCATCTGCGCGATCATCGTCATGCGGAAAATGAACGGCGTCTGATAGCTGTTGGGCTTGGTATTCAACAGCTTTGCCAGGGCCATATCATTGGCGACGCGCGTCTTTCCGTCCGATTTCTGGATCAGGTGGAGCGGTATCCACCCGCCTGTCTTCGCGATGTAGAAAACGCAGGCATAGACCGCAGATACAGCGAGCGAAGATGGCGGCGTGACGACGGTTCCCGATGCCTCGCCAAGCCCCAGTGCCGCCAGCGCGGCAGGATCGGAAAGCGAGATATTGGGATTTTCAAGCGATGATCTGGCTTCGCTGTCGGCCATCGGACCATCGGCAAGCGCGATCGGCGCAGCCCCAGTCCAGCGGATTTCGAAGCCCAGGATGTTCATGCGATAATGACCCCACGACTCTCATAGACGGAAGGTGCTGTGCCGGTTTGCAGCACTAACGGCGCAATCGCATTGATCATGGCGTCAACCCCGTCGATCTTGTTCGGGCTGTCCGCCGTTTCCTTCTTCGGGATCAGCGTCCCGTTCACATGCCGCGTCACGACAGCGTTCGACACCATCCACGTCATGACGGGGTTGCCGTCATGGCCTATCATATGCGGCCCGGCCCTTACCCTGGCTTCCAGATCCTTTGCCGGATCCGTGACATTCGGCGCGCTCTTGTGAAGCTGCACCGCCAGATCGTCGCCTCCGTTGGCCAGATCGGCGTTTAGCCGGGAAGCCATCTGCTGCGCGGCGGCGAACTGGTCGAATGTCACCTTCCGCACGGACTGGGTTGCGATCAGCCAGCGGATGAACATTTCCACCGAATTGTGATCTACGAAGTCACCGGGCGTCACCAGCAGATCAGGCAGCCATGCCGCCGGCAGCTCCGCCAGCGGTTTCGCCCAATCGGGGTCGCCATTATCCTTCAGCGCGAACAATGGGGGCAGACCGGCGAGGCCATCTTCATCAAGTGGTGGCCCGCCGTTATGGCCCGCCCAGGTGCCATAGGTGGATTGGCCGGTATCGCTTTGCGTCTCTCGCATCAGCGCTGCCGCCGGGATGAAGAATTTCGGTTTTATCAGTAGCTTGTCGCCATCGGCCGAACCGATCAGCGCAACGGCTGTGATATCGTCCTTGTCCGCGAGGTCAGCGCCGACCGTACATTCAAGCCCATGGAAATCGGCCCACCCCAGCCCTTCCATGGTTGCCTTCTTCCACGCTTCCACGGACAGCCAGGCCGACGCCGCGTTCAGCCAGACATTGAGGCGCTTCGTCTTGAACTCGCCCAGCGAGGCAGGACTGGCCGCGGCTTCGATCGCATAGCCGCGCAGCTCGTCCAAATCGACCGCCGACCCAAGCAGCGGATTCGCTTTGCCCCAGACCCGTTCGTCAAAGACATCGTCGCCTTCGTCCACCGTGAAGACGATGCCGAAATAATGATCCGCAGCGACTGTCCCCGCGAGAATTTTCGCAACGAGCGTCCGCTGTTCATAGCAGACGCCGCGCACATTATAGCCGGCCGTCGTGATCATCCACATAAGCGGCTGCTTGCGCGCACCGAATGCGGATCGGATCACGTCGAAAAGACCGCGATCCTTATGGGCATGCAATTCGTCCAGAATGCCCACATAGGGGTTCCAGCCATCCTGCGTTGACGACTTGGCGTTGATCGGCTGAACAGCGCCGCCATTGTCGCCGCAAGTGATCGACCGTGCCCAGGCCTTCAGCGCGAAGGCTTCACGAAGGGCTGCGGTCCTGTCCACCATCAGCTTGGCCGGCTTGAACACCTTGTCGGCCTGTGCGCCCGTAGTCGCGCCGACAACGATGTCCGGCCCCATTTCGCCTTCGCATGTCAGGCAATACAGGGCGATACCGGCCGTCAGCGTGGACTTGGCGTTCTTGCGCGCAACCTCGATATAGGCCCGCGTAAAGCGCCGACGATCATCAGCCCGACGGCGAAACCCGAAGACGTTCACCAGAATGAATATCTGTGCGGGTTCCAGTACCAGCGTTGCGCTGTCCCATGATCCCTGAACGTGCGGCAACTTCTCTATGAAGTCGCAGATGTCTTCGGCATGCCACTCGCTGAAATAGAACGGACAGGCTTTGCGTTTGGCCCGTTTCAGATCGTCAAGGAAGCGCTTCGCTGCCTGCCGGACGAACACGCATTGCCGCTCGCCCTTGCGATCCGCAACCGCATCCAGCGCATAGTCAACGGCGATCTGCGCGAAGAAGCTAAGGGGCGCGGCGGCCGTTGCGCGCAAACGGGTTTTCGGTTTGCGCGCCACCGGGAGCCTTTCCTATCCGGGTGCGCGGCCCTGCGATGCCCAACAGTTCGCGCATGCGGCGCAACTCTGTCAGATAGGCAGCGGGCGGCGGCTCATTGGAAAGAAAGGCCGCGCGCACCATCGCCTCGGTTGCGCAATATGTGGCGAACAGCGAGCTATCGCGCTCCGTCACACCGGCCAGCATCACCCGCGATATTTCCTCGATCCACACTTCCTGCGCCGCCGGCATCAGGTAGTCTGGTGCTACCGGCGGATCGCCAGGCGAAAACACTTCGACCGCTTTGCCGGCATCGCGATCAGGGCGAAGCGTCCCGCGCTTTTCCTTTGTCGCTGGAAGCTGGGGTTTAGGCCCGCGCTTCATTCTCAATATCCACTCGCATCGGCACCGGACTGACGAAGCCAGCCAGCGACAAGATCTTGCACGCCAACTTCAGGCGGAACGAAAAACGGCGAACCCCGGTCAGTCTAACCAAGATCGTCAGGGACTTCCTGGCAGCGTCTGCGACATCAACGGTATGACAGGCCCGCATGGCGCACCCCCTATCCTGAAAATTTAATTCGACGCGAAAGTTTAATCTGACTACGCAAATTTTCGACCCGGAGCCGGTACAGCGAATGAGGGCGGCAGGTTTTCGACCCGCCCCCCTCATTGCTCCCGATGATGCCCAGCCTGACCTTCCAGAGCCGTCTTCGCCTTGTGGCAGGCCCGGCAAAGAGCCTGAAGGTTATCGTCGCCCTCACTGCCTCCCTGACCGCGTGAGACGACATGATCGACATCAGTGGCCGGTCGCGCCTGCCCTTCACGCAAGCACTTCTGGCAGAGGTGCCGATCACGGTCGAGGATGCGCTTGCGCTGCTTTTCCCATTCCCATCCGTATCCGCGCTGATGCCGCGAACCGCGCGACGTGGCAGACCATTTGCGCTGCTTGCCTACGGGACGAATGGTAAGGGAGGCGGGGCGCTTGGCCATACGCTGCACCCATCCTGATAAAAGAAACGCCCCGAACCAGAAGGGCCGAGGCGCAGCTATTAGCGATGAACTATTGCTAACACATACTGGTCGCGGGTCAAGTGCAGATGGCATCTGGTAACGGGTCAATTGGGAAGCTGCGACCCATGCCATCGGTTTCTGGTTCATCCTCAATTTGAGGACGGACGATCACGCCCGATCACGCTCACGGTAATAATGGTACGGGGCTTTCGGTGCCGAAGCTATCTCAATTCAACCGCAAGGCGCGGTCGTGATCCTGCCCCGGCCCAAGGAAGCGATAGATGACGATCCTGTCGTTCCGCACCGCGTAGAGGATACCATAACCCCGGTATGAGCGCCGCCGGATGCCATGCTCCTCATACCGCGGAATCAGCGGAAAGGCGCGGGGCATTTCACCAAGACGTAGGGCCGAATCTTCCAGCTCTGCAACAAACGTCAATGCCCGCGCTGGGTTGTCCTTTGCGATGTGACGGCCGATCATCATAAGGTCATTACGCGCTTCGTGGGTCAGCGAGATTTTCATTGAAGCGGCTGCTCGCCCGCCATTCCTTCAATTTCCGCGCGTACCTCCGCACAGACTTCGCCAAGATCGTAAAGGCGCCCCGCCTGTTCATCATCAAGGCCACGCACAACCGAAGCGTCCAGTTCACGCAACCAACGCTGTTCATCTTCCGTTTCTGTTTGATCGCGTCGGATCAGGTCGCGCACATAATCGCTTACGCTGGCATATTGGCCACTATCGATACGATTCTGCACATAGTCCCGCATGGGATCGGGAAGGGATACATTCATGGTTGCCATCGGCTAATACCTCCTGCGGCCAATATGACAAAAATTGCCATGATATTCAATTACCCTTCCCTCTCAGCCATTCGGGATCGGATCAAGGCTAAGTCCGAATGCGCCCGTCAGATTGAGGTACGAACCTCATTTCCCACTCTTCAGCAAACAACGTCGCCGCCTCAATGAACTGCCCGGCCAAGTTGCGCCGTGCCCGCTCAACCGAAACGCGCACATAGCGATTGGCATGCAGCCGGCGGGCAGTTTCCACGAACCGTTCGCCGTCCACCATCACAGCGTCGAACGCCGCGCGAAGATGGGCCGGCACAAGGCCGCGCACCCATGCGACGTCAGACCGCGCCCACATCGCCGCTTCAGTCACGGGGATGCGCGATCCGGCCGCGCTGCCGCCAGCGCCAGAAACGTCCAGCCCGCACTTGATCATGCCGGACTGCGCAAGGTCCAGACGGTCATCATACCATTCCAGCGCCGCCATGATCTGCTTGGCCGGGACGCGGGCACGGTCGAACGATCGCCGTTCGTACATTTCCCGAAACGCTGGCTTGATCCGCACGGACTTGTGGGTCCGCACCTCGCCGCGGACCATCACCTCGCCGTAGGGGTTCGCGACCTGAACGATCTCATAGCTGTTGATCTCGCGCTGCCTCGCCGGGATATCCGCCTGAACGATCAGCGAATGGACATTACCGGCGGCATCTGCCCGTGTCTTGGTTTTCCTGTTAGTGGCCTTGCCCATTATGCGGATCCCTCTGGTTTCGGGCTATTCGGATTTCGGCGTGGAACGTTGTGCGCAGCGAGGAAACCGCCGTCGTGCATCCTCATGCTTCGCCACCCCGGACGGGCATCGACCAGTCGCCGGCCAGCATCCGCGTCAGACGTTCGATATGCTGCTTGCGCTCTGCTACGACGGGCTCCGCGTGCTGCCGGATCTCGCCCACGCTGGGCATGAAGCCATGCCGGCTCGATTGAACCGCGTCATCGATCGCCTGGCCGAGAATGTCGTGCGGAATGTCACCCAGCAGCCGCGAATATTCCGACATCCACAGGGCGATATGCTCCGCCCCAGGCGAGACGCGACCGATCGTGAACATCGACATCAGCATGGAAAGCCGATCGACCATCCAGCCTTTCGGCGCGGGTTCCAGGGCCGCATCGAGGCGTTGCAATTCCTCGCCCACATCGACTGCTGCCAGCCCCTTTGCCCTGGCGGCATGGATAGCAAAATCCGGCGTCCAGCCGGGCGAACCGTCGAAAACAAATTCACGGTCCCCCAGCGCCAAGCATAGCTCGGGCCTGACGGATATTGTCGACGGCAGACGGGCGGATGCTCCTGCCGCTGCTGTCACCGCTGCCGGGTCGGCCAGCATCATCGTAATTTCCTTCCATCACTTTTCGGAGGTTTTTGGGTTCGAGCAGCCAGTCGATCGTTGCGACCAGCCGCCCGGATCGTGACGTTTCGCCACGCAGAAACGGGGAAGCACGGACTGAAGCCAGGACGTCAGCCCAGACGGCGCGCCCACCGAGCTCGTACAAGCGTGCAGCAAGCTTCCTGCGCCGATCCGCGCCAAGCTGCGCAGGGCGGGCATTGGGCACGATCGACTGACGGAGGCGCTCGTAGTCGGCGAATGCGACGTCGACATCGTCGGGTGGTATCCGCGGTTGAGGCACAGCGGGCGGAGCCGGCGCAGCAGGCGGGGCATCTGCCGGCGTGTTGCTGGCTGACGAGTCCGAAGGACTCTTCTTCTTCTCTTTGTTCCCTTGTTTCCCTTCTTTCTGTTGTGTGCCCTCACTGTGCCCTTGCTGTGCCCCTCGTGTGCCCTTCGCTGTGCCCTTTACTGTGCCCTCTTCCTGCACCGCATCCTGATAAAACGCATAATTACATAGGGTTATGACCGTCGGAGACTGTGCCCCGTCATATGCCGTTCGCTGTGCCCATTTTTGGCACTTTCTCATGCGCTCCATGAAGCCACGTGTTTTCTTGATTGACCACTGAAATGCCTCGGACATTTGGCGGATCGAGGTGACGAATTCGCCCCGCTCCACCCACACCCGATGGCCGTTGAACCACTGGTCATGGGCTTGGAAGGCGGCCTGCTCGATCGACCAGAGAAAGGCCTCGCGCTCGCTGAAGGGCTCCGGCTTGAAGCTGTCCATCCAGCCGCGATGCATGATGTACCAACCGCTCATCTGGAGGATGCTTTTCCCTTGGCACAGGCGATGCGCGGCGCCTTGCGAACATGAAGATTGGACTGATACGAGAGTGTGCCCGCGTCAAATTGCGCGACCACCCGGGCGAAGATCTTGCCCGCATACTTGCCCTGGCGCTCCGTGAGCCCGCCCTTCCCCATGCAATAGGAAAACAGGCTTGCAGTGAATTCGAGGTCGGGATCGTCGTCGTCCATCACAGCGACCAGCCACCGTATCCGGTCTCTCCAGAGGTTGGACGTCGGCGGCTGCGGCACGGCCTCAAGGTGATAGCTGGTGTCGCTCACAGGCCACCTCCAGAGCGGTAGAAATCGGAATTGCGGATGGCCTGCCGGGCGCCGAAGAAATAGCCCTGCCGACGCGCTAGGTCGCCCTGTCGGTTCTTGGCGGTATAGATCTCGATGCGGTCGCGCACGCGCTGCATATCCAGCTCCCAGCTCTCCCGGCGCTTGGTGTCGAAGACGTCCGGCTCCGCCCGCTGGAGGTAATATTCCTCCCGGAACACGAAGATGACCTGATCGGCGTCCTGCTCGAGCGATCCGCTGTCACGCAGGTCGGAAAGCTGCGGCCGCTTGTCCTCTCGCTGCTCGAGCCCGCGGCTGAGCTGGGACAGCACAATGATGGGTAGGCCGTTCGCCTTCGCCACGCTCTTGATGGTACGGCTGATGGTCGTCACCTCTTCCTGCCTGTTCGAACGACCAGGCGGCGGGTCGATGAGCCCGAGATAGTCGATGATGACGAGGTCGAGCGACTGGCCACGGCGCTCGAACGCCTGCTTGTGCCGACGGATAAGCGGGCCGATCTGCCCTGCGCTCAGGCTTTCGGGATCATCGATGACCAGCGGCCAAGATTCGATTTCAGCGCGCAGTTCCTGGAGCAGGCGAAGGTCGTGATCATCGACCCGCCCCGATTTGATGGCATCGAACCCCGCACGGCCTCCAGCGTCGAACAGGAGGTCAGCGATCATCCGCTGCATCAGCTGCGGCGTTGCCATCTCCCGGCTGACGTAGAGCACGCCGTGCCCGGCCTGGGCAGCGCGGCGGGCAACGCCCAGGGACAAGGCGGTCTTCCCCATGCTGGGCCGTCCACCGATCAGCACATAGTCACCCGGCTGCATCCCGCCGGTAAGATCGTTCCAGTCCGACCAGTCGTGCACTTTCAGGCCGGGCGCGAGCTCCCCGCGGCGCAAAGCCTCTATCCGCCGCAGGGCGTCACCATAGGCATCTGCGAATGTCTTCGTCCGGCCGGCGACATTGCCGGGCACTGTCTCGGCAAGGCAGCGCTCGAGTGTGTCCAGCGTTTCGTCAAGATCGACCGAGATGTCCGCCACCGCCGCCGTCCCCGCTTCCAGACTGCGGAGCAGCGACCGTCGGCGTGCCGAGTTGATCAGGTCGTCGACATAGGCGAGGGCACTGAGGACGAAGCTGTCGTTGGACAGTTTGATCCAGTAGCTGGCGCCGCCGATGTCCGCGAAAGAGGGCTCGCTAGACATGACGCGCGATACCGACGGGATGTTCACCGGCTTGCCGGCATCGGCCAGCACCCCGATCTCATCATACATGCGCGCGAACAGCGGCTCGGAGAAGTGCTCGGCACGCAGCTTCCCGGCCACCCGATCATAACCGCCATCGGCTATCATGATCGCTGTCAGGATCGCCGCTTCCATCTGGACGGTCGAGGGAAGGGTTTGCGGGAGCGGCAATGTTTGGTGCGATCCCATCAGCCGACCATCCCCTGCGAGCGGAGCGAGGCCAGGCGCCAGCGCAGGGCATCCAGCGCGTTGCCGCAACTGTCGATGACGGCCGCGCCCTGAATCACCTCGTCGTCGCTGATCCGGTTGTCGGCCATGGCCTTGGCGAGGAAGAGCTGGCCTTCGGCGACCACGATCGGCAATTCCTGATCCGTCGTGCAGATCGCCTGTGTCGGAACGCCGCGACCGCCCGCCAGGTGCATCCACGGATCCAGCCGGTTGATGCCGTATACCGCCCCGACCTTCAGGATGGTGAAGGCATTGAGGTCGCCCTTGCCGTTGCGGGCGTTGGCGATGGTGCCAGAGGAAACGCCCAGCCGATCCGCCATGTCCTGATCGCTTTCGCGGGTCTCGAGCTGGATCGTGCGGATGATACCGGAGATCGCATCCCGCATAGAAGTTTGCGTGAGCGGCCGCACCGGCTGCAATACGTTAGTGCGCTGCAGCATCTAATCCTCCAGCATGGAAAAAGGGAAACCGAAGGGGCGTGAAACGAAGGCGGATCTCGCCATCCACATCGCGATCAGCACCATGTTCGCGTGGGCCAATCTGGTCGACGCATTGACCAGGGCCTTTGACCGCGCCGACATGTCGCGAGACATCATCCTCGAGTTTCTGGATGCGATCGAGGATGCCAACGATGACGTTATGCCGGAGGATTCCGCCATTGCGTTTCGGCAGTTCCTGGCGTCGATACGCAAGGAGGTGGCGTGCAATGACTAGGCAGTGGCGACTGGTCCATAAGCTGGCATGCGGAACCATGATTAAGCGCCGCTGCGCGTTGCATCAAACCTCTCGGCCAAGTCGGCTAGGCACGACTGCGAACTTTTGGGGATTTTCCCCGCTGGCCAGTTTCCTGGTTGCTGGAACCAATGAAAAGCCGACTCGAAGCTTGTCAGCGTACAGGTTTTGCCAGAGCGGAGGCGTTCAAAGAATGCTCCTCTATTTAGCACAATGGTCGCAATTCGCGCCAATGATCGCCCACCATGCTCCGTGGCTTGCACCTCATATGAATCTGCGATCTGCAACAAGGATTTTCGAAGGTCTATCATACCGTGCTACGATACGGCCTAAATGCCGCATTTGCAACGGCATAAATACCGCTAACAACCACACGCAATCCTGCGGTATTTACGCCGCATGAAAACCACTCAAGAATTACTGCAAGAACGGGTCGCCGAACGCCTGGAGGCACTCAAACTAACCGAGCGCGCCGTCTCCATAGCCGTTACGGGCAAACCTGACCTCATCCGCTTCATTCGCACTCGCGGAACCGTACCATCCGCCGACAAGATCATCACCCTTGCGGCAATCCTGGAATGCTCCGCAGCTTGGTTGATGGGAAAAACAAACGATCCAACGCCAGACGATGCGATGATGCCGCTGATAGAAGCAATGCGCGGAACCGTACCCTCGCGCGAACGCCCCAAGTTGGTTATGAATATTGAAGAATCTTACAGTCAGTTAAAAAAAGACAGTAGCCTCCCAGAACTATCCGATATTTCAATACGACCAAGCGTTCTCAATTATACAAAAGATGTCCCAGTCCATGCAGCATCCATAGGGAAACCATTCAAAGCTGACGTAGAAGAAAATTTTGCCGATATGCTGACATTTGTTCTGTATAATGACAAACCAATAGAACACTTTTGGCGTCCATTTGGTCTAACCAGTAAGAAAAAAGCATATTCATTCTACATGCCTGACGGCAGCATGGAACCCGCATTCGAGCCGGGCGCCCCCATACTGGTGGATCCGATCCGCACCCCTACAACACTTGACTACGCATTGGTATATCTCGACGACACAAATGATGTGGACGGCTCCACGGTGATATTCGGACGCCTCATTAGACGTGCCTCCGATCGAGTCACCCTTCACCAGTTTCATCCAGATGCGCAGAGCGAGATTCCCATGCTAAACATTCGCGCCATTCACCGCGTTTTGAGTATCGCGGAAATAATTGGGATATAGCCAAATTTGCGGTATTTATACCACATCTATTGACGCGGTATAAATACCACGTCATACCTGCGTCCATCAGCCGATCGCCTGCGGGCCGAAGACGCTGATGCACGCAGGAACGCGCCGAGTTTCAACGCCGCTGGGGCAATGATCGGTCGATCCTGTGATGAAACAGGAGAACCCGACTATGGCTATCGCCCTTCAGTCGCAGCGCCCGGTCGCGCTGCAGAGTGCCCCTCTGCGTCAGATAGACGCTCAACGACACCCCCGAGAACTCAAGCTCAATAGCCGGGACGAATGGGAACGGCGCCTTACTGCGTTCGATGCGGCACGTGCGACCGAGCAAGCCTATGACGACATCCATATCAACCCGCACTTCGAGGGCGTCGATCCGGACGACCGCGAGGCCTGGTTAGTTGCCGCCGCCGCTATCACCACGGAAATGTGGCAAGAGACCGAGCGTCTTCAGGAACTGCGCGAGGAAGCGGAGGACTTCCTGATGGATTGGCCCTCCCCTGATGCCAAGGCATTCGCGTTCAAATATCTGGTAGGCCACGGCAACGGCCGGGAGACTGACGGCTGGGACGAGATGCTCGAGGCAGAAGCGTTGCGTTTCAGCGGGAGGGCCGCACGATGAATCAGATGACCGCCATCAAGTGCAGCCCCGAGTTCCCCCAATCCTCGCCCGCTGTCATGTGCCCGCCGGAATGTGGGCGCGGCAACCGCGATCTGGATTTCAGCGATCCCGCATTTCCAAACGGCCTTCCCGATCTCAGCAAGGGCCGCATGCTAGAGGATGCGCTGGCGCACCTCGATTGGATCGCCGCCAATGCACCCGGCTCCTATGCCCATGAATGGGTTGAAGAATGCGTCGACTGCGGCGTCGATGTTCGCGCCCATATCGAAGATGTTGGCACGCGCCTGAATGTAGGGTGCGCGCTCGACGGATTGGAGCGCAATGTCTGGTGTCAGGCGCTGGTGAAGCATTTCAAGCGCAATGAGCGCCACCGGCAGGCAATCACCGATCATCTCGTTCAGTCAGGTCGATATTTCGATCTCCGCGAGGTTTCGACTCGGGATCTGTTTGATGCCATGCGCGACTTTCTGCGGCACGGTGGCCGGGTCATGATCAATCCTAAAGGCCAAGTCAAAAGCAAGTTCGATCTGGGGAAGCTCTATCCGCGCGACGGCGGTTCCGATCCCGCGCCCGAACTGGTGGAAGCTGTGCTGCGCTTCACTCGGTTGGAGCGCCGCTGGGACGGAAGGGGCCGCCTCAAGCGCGCTGTACGGGTGCTGGGCGAAGCGACGCCGAACGGCTGGGTTGTTCTCGAGCAGGAGGCCGCGTGATGAACCACTTCACCACAATCAAGCCGGGCCAGCCGCTGGCGCCTGCGGAGATCCCCGCCCTCGGGGCTCAGCCCATTCCATCGCCTGCGGGAACCAGTGTCGAATGGGAGGCCGCAATAACGCAGATGCGGACAGCTGCAGCCGCCTCCACCGCTCATTACCGTTCGACCTACCAGCCGGCATTGGACGCTCGAAATGAGCGGCGTCGTCAGCGTGAAGTCGAGATAGCCACCATTCCACACTTCACCACAGGGCGGTCTTTCACGAGCCTCGACAGCAGGCAAATCCACATGATGATGGGTGTCCCAGCGGACATCCAAGCGGAATACGACCGCCTAGGGGAAGCCCGGGATGCAGCGTATGACGCAATCTTGGAATTCGAGGCCGCAAGCCTGCCCGATCTTCGTGCCAAGATCGCATTTATAAAAAGCCAGGGCGGCGAGATCGACCAGGATATCCTGATCGCTGATCTCAGCCGCATTGCCGGGGAGGCCTGATCATGGGCATTCACGTCAGCATCAAACCCGACGCGCAATTCCGTGATGCGTGGGCCCGCTTCGTCGAATTACGGTGGTCGGACGGAGGTGATCCCCCCTCCAATGAGCAGGGTCGCGCAGACGAGAATCTGCTGTCCGCGGGAGTTGCGGTAACCGCAGCAGGAGCGGCGCTCAAGCTGCGCTATGCGATGTACCTCAATTGCGTAGAACCCTATCTGATGGCGGCTGCATTGGGCGCGGAAATCCCGGGGATGGCAGAGAAGATCCGGATGGAAGATACTGTGGTTGAAACCATGTGGTCTACGATCCGGAGCCTCGAAGCGATGGCGGCGACCTGAAATGCGCATTCGCCCGCACGCTGAGCAATGCCTCGTCGCAGCCGACCATCCCACCAAACCGTGAAGCACGAAAGCTGGCGTCGGCAGATGTCGACGCCAGCCCAGACTGAACCACGGCAGCAATCCAAGGATTTTCCCATGTTCGCAGTCCCCAATCCCATCGAAGGCGACACCACGGAGCAGATCGCTGCGTTCGATGCATATTCTGAAGCCGCCCGCGCCTTGCATGAGCTCCAGACGAGCAGGACCTCCAGTCCGCAGGAAAAGCGGGCAGCGCTCCACAATCTTCTCAGGCTGCAGAAGGATCTTCAGCGCGCATTCGGCGCCGGCGATGACGCGGCGGACCTGATTTCCCTGCGCCGGCGGTATAACGAATTGAAGGCCTCGGTTCGCAACGCGGTCTCAATTCTACGCGGCGCGGCAGACCTGCTGGCGGCTGAAGTCGAGAAGGAATTGCACTGATGGTCGGCGCCACCCTTACCGCCCGCCTCAGCTATCCGTTCGCGGTCGTGCGGAAGGGAAAGGAAGCCCTGCCCCGGTTCCGCCACGCGACGATCGAGGAGGCCGCGGCGGAGGCAGAACGTCGCGCCAATGCCCGACCAGGCGCGACCTTCCTCGTCATGCAGGAAGTCCTCAGGGTCAGGTCTGAATTTGAACCACCGGCTGCCCCCTCGCCGGTGCTGGAGCCGGGCGCATCATGCCCCCATGGATCGCCCGGCTCCTACTCCACGCTGAACCCGTGCCTTGCACGCGTTGCAGGATAGGGGAAGATATGGCCGCCGACGTCGCCGGATATGGCAATGGCCCTGAAAGCGGCCCACGGCAGTCCGGGCTTGAGGATGCGCTCATGAACGCGCCCGCGCTGGCTGGCAGGCGACGCCGCGCGAAAGCGGTCTATCCGGGCAAGGTCGCAATTCGCCATGCCCGGGAGGCGGCGGAATCGATGGGGATTGATCCAGGCGGCCTTGAGATACGCCCTGATGGCACGATACGCATCTTCGATCGCGCAGCGATTTCCACGGCCTCACCGAAGGATGAGTTTGAAGAATGGCTACAGGCCGGAAAACTGGGGTAGAGGGCGTCCACATCGTCACGGCCCGCAAGCTGGGCAAGCCGGTGCGCCATTACATCTACGCGTGGCGCGGCGGCCCCTGCATCAGGACCGTCGTGGGCGGTGAAAAGCCCACCATCACCCAGGATGACGTAAAGGCGATTGCCGCCGCCCTGGAGGCCGCGAAGCCAGTACTGAAGGACACCATCGCAGGACTGGCCACCGCCTATCGCTCAAGCCCAGAATGGAAGGCGCTCGAGGCGTCCACCCGCGACACATGGGGGCGAGCGCTCGACAAGATCGAGGCGCGGTGGCCGAACGTTCCTTTGCGGCTGTTCTGCGATCCCCGCATGGTCACACAGGTCGTCAAATGGCGCGACGAAATGGCAGAGACCCCACGCGCTGCAGACATCGCCATCGCCCAGCTTTCCCGCCTGCTGGAATTCGGCCGGCTGCGAGGCAAGGTGACCGTGAATATCGCGGCCGGCATCCCGACCCTTTATCGCAACGCCCAGCGCGCTGAAATCATCTGGACCGACGAAGACATGAAGGTCTGGAATACGCATGAGGACGTTTACCAGTCCCTGCGTGATGTCGTTGCCCTGGCGGCCGAGACCGGCCTGCGCCGCGCCGACCTGATCGGCCTGACGTGGGACGAGATTGGAGAGGTGGCCATCACGCGGATCGCCAGGAAGAAGAGCCGGGGTAAGCGCCGACGGGTCGTCATGCCGATCGTGCCGGGGCTCGCGAAGGTGCTGGATGATTTGAGGAAACGCCCCCGGCACGACGGGATCAACACCGTGCTTGTCACCAGCCACGGTACGAGCTGGTCAGGCAATGGCCTGTCAGGCAGTTTCGGAAAGGCGGTGCGCGCCGCGGACATCCATCATGTCGATTCTGACGGCGAAAAGAAATTCAAGCACCTTCACGACATCCGCGGCACCTATGCAACCAAGCTGATGACGGCGCCGGGGCTCAATTTGACCGACAAGGAAATTGCGCAGTTGATGGGCTGGACGCCGGAACAGGTGTCAGAGATCCGCGCACACTATGTGGACGATGCTGCTGTCGTAATCGCGCTGGGACGTAGGATCGCCAAAGTCACGAATCGTTAGCGGCTCCAGCCGCCTGTGCAGCAGCATCCTCCTGAGCGATACGCAATTGTTCCACAACCATTTTATCTATGAAAGCCGTCATCTCTGACAGGTCCGTCTCCATCGCAGGGCGTAGTCGTGCCGCATCCATTCTGTTCAGAATGTCGCAATAATCTTGGCGGTTCGCCGTGCGCATCAGTTCAAGGATAGTGGTACGGCCAGGGAGCCATTTTCGAAACTTTTTGCAAAGCACATAGTAACATAGCGCGCGCGCAGTGCGGCCATTACCTTCGCAAAATGGGTGGACGTGATTGATCGCCCACAAAGTGTACGCGGCGGCCTCGGTTGGCTCCCATTTTGCCCAGTTTTTATGGAGAATTTCGAGGAAGCCATCCATCTCCTCATAAGCAAGCGACCAGTCGGAAGGCGTATGCTTCCCAACCACCACATTGTAGTGCCGCCGATAACGGCCCGGCTGCATTGAAAGATAACGCGCGGCATAGGCGTTCAGCGTGCAGACGAACTCATGATCGATTTCCAAACCATCAGCATTTTCTGAGATCACGAAAGATGTCTGGAGAAAATCGAACTGCCTCGCCCTGTTCCTCTCTGAAACAAACTGACCAAGCGGGCTTTTGCCCTCTACTACTAATCCCATGCTGCCCCACATAACAAAAGACCCGGAACAAGTCCGGGTCTTTAGAAAAATCGCTTGTATCGGATCAGGTCAAGCAAATTCTGCCATATCAATGGAGCGCCTGACCGATTCCTTGGTGCCATTCTCTTGTTCGGGTGCATTTCCGTAAACGAAACTGATCCGCTGAGCCTCGATTTCCTCGTGCGACATGCGATAGTCTTTGAGACTTTCAAGCGCTTTTTTGAGTTCCTCGGACATGCGTTTCTCCTTGGCTAGCCCCTGTTCACCAACGAAAGAAGAGATAAACTGTTCCGGTTAAGGAATTGCTACCAGCACCCCGCTGAACGGCCACTCTCTCGCTCTCGATTGCCCCCACCTATGTGAACGGCATAGTCGAAGCAATACAACGACGCGGAGAATGCAAAATAAACCTGTCAAGTCCTTGATCGCGTTTTTTTACTTATTCTCTTCGATATGTGGCGAGCGGTAGGTGTTGACGACGCGCCCCTAACCATGGCACTGGGCGGACGTCTCGCACAGACCGTTGTAAAACGAACTGTAAAACGCCAGACGTCAATGTCCATAAGTCATTGAAAAGCGGGTATAGCTCAATGGTAGAGCACTAGCCTTCCAAGCTCTCTAAAATCCAGTGAGTGCGGCGCCTTTGCTGTAAAATGGCGAATTATGCACTCCTGCTTTTTCAACATGATAGAACTGGTCCGTAAACCATATGAGACGCTGAACGGCGCTTCAAATAATCTGAACAATCCTGTTTTCTACATAGCAGCACTCTGCCCGATCGCTGATGAGACCTGTGCGCGGGGCGAGCCACCAAACCTTTAAGATGGCCCTGAAATACGCCACCCAGCGCCTGCGCGCGAAAGCCGCGATGGAAAAGATGCAAGCATAGCCAGCTTTTCAACTGCATCGCTCATCGGAGATCAGACGTAACGATGGCATCACCGCAGGAACGACCGCCGTGGCGCGAACAATGCAGGAACACCGAATTATAGGCGGGAGGGGATTTTGTCCGCTGCCTGGCGATATTGTGATGATCGAGACGACCAAGAACATGCTCAACATGCAGGATCGGGTCTATGCGGCCGCTGTCAACGGAGCTGCCGCGATCAAGCGACTGCGGGTTGAGAAAGAGCGCAAGATCATGGTCGTGTCCGACAATCCGCACGTCGAGAATTACACGATTGATGCGGCTGATGTCGTGATCCACGGGCGCGTCGTTTGGTTCAGCCGCGAGCTTTAAGGCTGTCCGTATTCCTATCGTAGCTGTGGATAAGTGGGGTTCTGGTTCACGGAACTTTAAGCTAGCGCAGGCTATGTCACCTTGACATAGAGGGTATCATGGACCGGGCAATTGTTGGAGCATTCAGTGAAGAGCAGGTGGCTAAACTCACCGGACTTTCGCGTGCCCAGCTTCGGCAATGGAACCGAAACGGCTTCATCCGACCATCGTTCAAGGCCAGCGATGATGCCCGCAAGCCATACAATTACATCTATTCGTTCACGGATCTGCTGAAGCTGAGGGTTTTGAACCAGCTGCGCAATAGGCACGGCGTTTCGATGCAGGAACTCCGCAAGGTTGAACGCTCTCTCGATCACCTTGGCGATGACAAGTGGACAAAGCAGAAGCTTTGGGTGTCGAACCGCAAGGTGGTTTTCAACGAGCCCGAATCGCTCCGCAAGCGCGAAATTTCGAGTAAGCAGTTCGTCGCTGAAATCGCGTTGGAGGTCGTTACGTCGGATGCGCGTGAAGACATCCGTCGCCTGAATGACCGTGATGAAGAAGCGGTGGGTCAGGTCGTAAAACGCCGGCACGTCCATTCGTCCGAGCCAGTGTTCGCCGGCACCAGGATACCAGTGGCGGCGATCGTGGATTATATCGAGGCTGGGTATTCCAATGAGCAAATCATTGGACAATTCCCCGCCTTGCGTGATGGCGACATAGAGGCTGCTCGTCTAATGCCTGAGGCTGCTTGACCCGGAAGAAGGTTTGTATTCCCTTTTTCACCGACAACGACGTCCCGGACGATGTTGGTGAATTTCTCCGCGATTCCGGCCATGACCTGACCCGGCTGAGGGATGTCATGCTCGACAGTTCAGCAGACCCTGTGGTGGCAGCAGCTTGTCGTCGGGGTGGATTGATTTTGATCACGCACAACGTCAAGCATTTCCGCGCCATCGTGAAAGATCATCAGGTTACTCGCGGTGAAGTCGACACGTTGAATCGCATTGAGATGGGGTGCCGGCAAATTCGCTCACGCGCGCGTATCGAAGCCGCCCTATCTGTCATAGAGGCTGAGTGGTCACGATCCGAAACGCAGAAAACGGGAATACGTCTTTGGATTGGCGATGAGGTTATCCGCATCCACCGCTGATATTTTGAGATCCCCCGACGGCCCCGCCCGACCAGCTCGCGGGGGGTTTCCGAATGGCCTGCGAACTTTTCTGCCTGTTTATCGATCGCCACCCTTCCCCGCATTGAACGCCTCCACCTTCGCCCGCGCGGCGTTGTAGGCGTTCACCGCGCCGGCATGGCGCACCTGGCATTCCAGATAGTCAGGGATGTCCTGCGTCATCACCGTCACCAGCTGGCCCAGCGCCGGCCCCGGTATCGGCTGCAGGTTGAGGCAGGGCGCAGACAATTCCGCCGGCAGCGGTGGCGGCACAGGCGCTTGCCGCTCTGGCGGCATTCATGGCGTCGAGCAGCTGCACAGACACGCCAGCAGCAGGATCGGAATAGCGCGCATTGCTTGCGATCTCCTTCGTCAATGTGGGTTGCACGATGGTGCGATTGATTTGCCTGATGCCGGCGACCTGGGCACCGACGGTCCGGCCGATCGCCGCGATCTCCGCCGCCATCGCCGCCTCGCTGTCCCGGCGCGCGCGCACGATCATGGTGGCCGTCACCATGCGCTCATAGGCGGCATCCTTCTTCGCCCGCGCATAGCCGCGATGGTCGATCCATCCGATCGCACCCAGCACGGCTGCGACGACCAGGACATGCGGCAGGATACGGATAAGCCATGCCGGCATCACTGCTCTCCCTTCGTCACTGTCACCTGATCACCGTCGCGAATCGGCGCCGGCGCGTCATCCCCGCCGCCGGTCGCGCCGAAGCCCGATCCGCCGGGCAGGTCGACCCGGAAGCTCTTGAGCGCCACCACCATCGCAAAGCCCAGCGACGGCACGCCCAGCAGCAACAGCGCCCCATAGGCGAAATAGGCGAGCGGCCAGATCTGCATCAGCCGTTCGGACATCCGCACCAGAGAGGTCAGGCTGCGCCAGCTCAGGATGAAGGCGCCCGCCCCGGCCACCGCCAGCAGGCACAGCGCCACCATCATCCGCCAGTCGCGCGGCGGCCAGCCAGGCGGGATCATGCCTCGTTCCGCGATACCGGCACGCCGCCGGCCGTCAGCTGCACGGGCTTGCCATAGACCGGCCACCCGATCGGCCAGCGCCGCGCGATGCAGCGGCTTTTCTCGATCCGCATGATGGTGACGGCGTCGCCCTGGTTGCCGCCCAGCACATGATAGCAGCTGGCGTCCTCGCCCACATAAAAGGCGACATGCCCGCCGCCGGCACGCTCGAACACCAGGATCGCGCCGGGCGAAAGCCGTTCGGCCGCAAGATTGGCGCCCCACGTCGCCCAGGCCGATGCCCGCACGCCCACCTTCATCAGACCCAGGTCGACGCCAGCCTCCTTCAGGCACGCACAGACGAACAGCCCGCACCAGGGCACGCTATCCGCATTGTAGAGAATGCCCAGGATCCTGACGCCGATCGCCTTCGCCCACCCCATGATGGTCGCGCTGTTGCCGGCGCCGGGCACTTCGCGCGTGCCCAGCTTCTTCCGCGCGGCGAGCAGCCACGCAGGTTCGGTTGTGTTCATGATGGATGTCCCATGAAAAAGGGCGCCCGAAGGCGCCCCAGATGGCTGATCGTCGTTCACGTCAGCCCGTCACCCGGCGAGCACCCCATGAGGTGAAACGCAGATCGAGCGCCACCGGGACATTCTGTATGAACTTGATGATCAGGTTGGTGCCCAGGCTTCCACTGGTGACAACCGCTCGCGAAGGCGTCCTCAGCCCCATCTCCAGTGCAGCGGCAGGAAAGGCCGGGGAGACAAGCGTGGTCGGCCCCCCGTCAATCAGAGCCCATGCGCTGCCGGGGTCAAGCAACACGATGCCAAGCGTCGCGACACCGGTCTGTCCGGCAGCAAGGCTGTAGCGGCACATTGCTTCCACCACGTCACCTGCGGCCACCGTGCCGGAAGAGTGCCGAATGCTCAGCTGCGGATCAGCCGCAGTCGGCGTACCGCTCACCTGTACGCGCTGGCAAACTTTGCCATCGGGCATGGTGCCCTTCGAAAGGGCAACAGTCAGGCCCGTACCGTTACTAAGCGTCGCGACGTGATTGTCAGCCAGCGTCCCCATGCCGCCGGCATTGCCTGCTGTGCCAGCGCACATCGGGTTGTTATCAAATATGCCGCCAGGGTTGCCGGCCGAATACACGTCGACATTCGAAGACGGCAGGTAGCTCACGGGGGGATGCCAAGCCTCGATAATGGGCTGGATCATCTTCGCAATCAGATAAGCACCAAGGCCAGACTGATGGACTCCGTCCTTGCTGCGGCCATCATCGATGACATCGATCAAAGCTGTGGAGGTCGGATCGAGTACCCATGTTGGCCAGGGATCGACCACGGCGGAATTGCGAACAAAAGACTGCGCCAGCAGCCAGTTATGGACAGCGATGTGATCGAGCAGGACCTGTCCACTCAGTCGAGAGTCCTGAAATGTTTGGTTGCGCTCGTTCCCCAGTGGTAGCTCAGCCACCCAGATGATCCGCTTTCCGGCTAAGTGGACCGCATTCCGGAACGCCGTCATCGCGGCAATCGAGCGGGCGGCGGTGAACGGAGTCGGCTGCGTGCGGTCGTTGCGCGAGCATAGGTAAATGACCGTTGAAGCCTTGCTTGCCAACACCTGGGGCAGATGCACGTTGTTGACCGCCTCGGTCGTATAGCCACCCGTCGCGAAATTGTTCGTCGTCGGAAAATAGAAGCGCTGCATCGTGAGCCCGCGCAGGAAGTGCGCGATGCCGTCGCCGCGATAACCGAAGGTCGTTCCGCCGGCCGGGCCGGTATTCTGCTCGATGCGACTGTCGCCCGCAAAGCAGATCTCCGGCAGTGTGGAAGGGATACCCCGATCGGCGAACAGCTCATCGATGTCCTCACCAACATCATCGCTGCGCACCGTCACATAAGTCTTCTGCGCCATAATCTTCACTCCCACGAAAAAAGGCGCCGAAGCGCCCGCCATTGTCACCAATCAAACTTCACATTCGCGCCAAGCGCCTACCCGCCGGCCTGCTGCGCCCGGTCCAGCGCCGCCTCCGCCCTTGCCGCGCCGATCTCGAAATCATCGGGGAAGGCCAGCGCCAATATGCGGTCGGCCTCCGCCAGCGCCCTGTGCTGCGGATCGATGCGGATCAGCGCGGCGGCCAGGTGATTGAAGGCCCGGCGCATCGCCATGTTCTGCTGCTCCACCTTCTCCAGCCGGCTCTGCGCATCGGCCAGCTGCCGCCGGATCGTCTCGCGGATCTCCTTCCATTGCTGGTCGGCCCGCTCCTCCTGTACGTCCAGGCGGGCCGCCCGCCGCTCCGACCATTGCGTCAGCCAATTGATCAGCCAGCGCAGCCCATACAGCCCCCCGCCCAGCCCGGTCGCCCCCGCCGCCACCTGCACCGCGTCCTCAAACAGTTTTCCTTC